TGTATACATTATATCAAATTTCGTTGATATGTAAACTAAGAGAAGGTTAAGGGGTGGTTATTATCCAATTATTATGTGATGATATCATCATCGTGCATAAGGGAAAAAGTATTCATCCATCATTCGGTTAGCATTCTCTTTACCAAAATTACCACTAAGGTATCCTAATATAGGATCTAATCTCTTCATGTATGAATCAAAATCTTTATACTGTGTGGTGTCCTCACCAGTAGGTTGTGCCTTGTCTATCATCTCTCTATAGAGGGTCAGATAGTACCTGAATGTTGGTACATATGTATCAACCTCATCCATGTTACAATATCGCACAAAAATATTCTCCGAGAAGTGGTTACCCATCTCGAAGAATCTATAAGTCTTATCAGCTTTAGGTAGAGGGGGTACGTTTAGTACATAGTTCTCTACTGGATGCTGGAAATCGAATACGATGATAACTTTCTTGTGAAAGAACCCCATGAGATCCATCCCAAAGCAGGGAAGATTACTCCCTGTCTTAGGATACATTACATTGTTATAGATATCAGTCTTATCACTCCTGATATCCACCTGTCTAGACTTGATAAAATGTGGTGCAGTATAGGTGTCTGCCGTCATGTTCAGATCATCTTTATTGCACCAATTACACCACCGAGATTCAAACTTGAACTCAGGGAATATATCATCCAGCGTTTTCTTGTAGTTCTTCCACAGATTCATTATATTTATCCCAAGGATGTGTGTACTTAGTACCAACAGCATTTTGAGGGACAGCAGCAACCGCACGACCACTAGGTAGTCTGATTAGAAACTGTTCTCCGTCTTCAATTTTTGTTAGGTAACTGTCGTAGTCTTTTTCAAATTCTTCGTGTGTAATTTCAATCATACTAAGCAACAGATTTCATTATTTTTCATGTATGTAATAGAGTCCTTACATCCACCGAGATGCACTCTTTCCTCATTTTTATCTAGTTGTACTTGTGGGAAGGTAGCACCTTCTCCAAAGGTTTTATAGAATTGTTCCGATGTAAAGTCAGTGTCTAACTCATACACGACATGTTCTAACTCTGAGAGCTCACACACTGCCTTGAACTTCTGGCAGTATGTGCATCCAGACTTTGAATATATGGTAAAGATCATTCTTTAGTTGGTCTTTATTACGGACTATTTAGGATAGATTGACCCTCAATTGAGGCAGCATAATCCTTATCGAAGATATCCAATCCCTTATCTGTAAGGATATGTTTGTACATTCCTTCAAAGACTTTGACTGGTATAGTGCAGATGTGAGCACCATATTCAAACGCTCTACCTACATCTCTCACACCTCTAATAGATGCGGCTAATATTTGTGTAGAATCCCATGATTGCTTCTCAAATACGTTAGCAATGTCTTTAATAAGGCACAATCCACCGAAGGAATTATCATCCACACGACCCACAAATGGTGAAACGTATGCAGCACCTGCTTTAGCAGCAAGAATTGCCTGTGATGGTGAGAATATAAGGGTAACATTGACTCTTATATTATTCTCAGAAAGTTCCTTGCAAGCCATCAATCCATCTGGTGTACAAGGTACTTTAATGGTAGCACATTTAGGGAATTTCTTCGCTAGTCTCTTGCCTTCAGAGACCATGTTCTCTTTGCTACCAATGACTTCCATACTGATGTCGGTAAGACCAATCTCTTTGATCTCCTGATAGACTTCTTCGTGGTTTCTACCACTCTTTCTGATCAATGATGGGTTAGTAGTCAACCCATCAATTAAACCAGTCTTAAAATGTTTACGAACTTCATCCGTTATCGCTGTATCTAAAAATAATTTCATTGTAAGTTAATCTCTTTGTCTCCAATCGTCAGATCGTTCTTGATGGAACCATTCTACCACATCTTCAGGTGATTGGAAACCCCTAATGTGTTGAGTTGAGTCGGGGTCTCCTAAATTCAACTCATTCAGAAAAGAATCTGTTGGATCCATCGCCATCTTTCGTGCAGTGTTTAACATACCTCTAGCTGCGGTATTTGCCTTCGATAATTTATTTGCCCATATCATATCTTCTAAACTTACTTCAACTCCAGCAGCTATGTCTTTGCATATTGCTGCTAATCTCAAACGATATTGTGTTGATAGCATAAAGTATTTTGGTAGTTACTATATTTAACCGTTTAAAGCTTCCATACGTAGGAATTGTTCATTAAGATTATAGTACAATTTATAGTTTGTGGTGTTAACCCAGTATCCAATGATTTCGTTTCCATCACAATGGTATCCATACCCCTTGAGGCTTTCATCAACACCATCAATTCGGAATCGTTTTGTTCCTGATCCAATATAAGATTGGAACTTTTCATCAAGATTAATCATGACTTAAATCCTATAGGTTTCTGTTTATTATAGAAGTCTTCCTTTTTCCTAGCAGCTACTTTTCTTTGAAAACCTTCTTCTTTAAATTTATTCTCTGCACCTTCTGGGGGTTCTGCAAATATATCAATTGGTTTCAGATGAAAATTACCAGAAGCAGCCATCCTTCTACCTTTGGTTGGTGGTACTTCATGATCTAGATGTCCAGGAAATACAACTAACATACCATTCTGAGGTTGTATACTCTCACCCTCAATAATTAAAGGTGCACATCCTTCTTCAACATCAACATAATAAACACACGAGAAATGAGCAGGAAAATGATTATGATGAAGAGTTTCATCACCATCTTCATAGTCCATCACCCAAAAGTTAAAGGCTTCAAACTCAGCTTGCTCACCATTATAGTACTGATCACTAACATAGTTACAACATGAAGTCATTACATCCACCAGAGGATCAAATACCTTTGTTACCTTATGAGTAAACCAATGACTTACCCATGCTCTAACATTACTCTCAATGCCTTCAGGAAATTCCTTTTTCATAGCAAGTATATGCTTCTTTACATGAGAATTAATTGATTCATAATCATCAATTATAGTAGTAAAGATTGGAGTCTCTTTTTTTACAATTCGTGCATCAATTTTAGGCATAATCCTTTCTGTAATAGCGTCCTAGTATGTTACTGTTGTAGTATGCTGGTGTTCCATCATCTAAAGTCTCTTGCAAGACATTGTTAAGAAACAATTGTTTTGTTTCCTCATAGTTTACTTTACCTTTTGTAAGATGGGTTGATAAGATCTCTCTTTTAAACGCTGCGTTTCCAAGTAACTTTCTATCTCCTTTAAGTTCATCAGAGCTTCCGTAGTATTTCTTCCAGTCACTCTCAGACGTAACCCTTCTCTTACCACCTCTAGGCTTGCGTTTTGACCAGAAGTATTTACGTCCGATGTATTGCTTACCTGTCTGGAGATTAGTAATCCTGTAGACAAAACCGAACTGGTCGCCAATGTCGTCAGTAATAAAAGGTTCACCCTCATATATCCAGGGGTTTTCATAAACTCCCTCTTCAGCCATTTCATAATCATTTTATTCCTATTCATATTTATCCCACCAATCTCTCCTCTGTATGAGCACCACACTCGACTAATGCATCTTGTGCTATCTTCAGAGCATCATCACTAACATCACAGACAGTACAGTCACGATCAAGATTAAATGCTGCTACAGCAGTGGTTCCAGACCCACAAAAGGGGTCAAAAACTGTCCCATCTTTAGGACATGATGACTTGATGATCCTCTCCAATAACTTTACGGGTTTCTGGGTAGGATACTTACGCTTATTCTTCTCTGATCTAGAGATGAAATGTATATCATCCCAGAAATTCTGGATAGGAGACCCCTTAGACTCAGATAGATAGATCTTCTTGTATGGTAGGTTGTTACCATAATGAATCAGACCTTGAGCATCAAGATCTTTAGTCTTATCGAAATCAAATCTCCATCCATACTCAGGATCATACATCTTATACTGATACTTATGACCTGGTCTAGACTTCTCACCAGTCAGTTTGCCTAGTGCATAGAAACCTTTCTCATCCTTATTCTTAAATGAGTTAGCTTCATAGGTAGGATCTAGTGGTTGGTACTGTACATCAAAATATGGGTCACCTTTACGGAAAGTAATGATAGAATCAACAATATTGCCCCATCCCTTCTTGATGTTATTCTTTGGACCTGACCTCTTCCATGATATATTGGTGTAAAACTTACCTCTAACCTCTTTAGTAAGGTCACCTAGTACCAGTGCATTACTATCAAAGTTATTGTGACAGTACAACCAACCGTTTGGTTTTAGTGCTGCATAACAGTCCTGTATTACAGTAGCATACCACTCAATATAAGCATCAGTTGACTCCCATTTATCATCAAAGGAGACCTTCTTGTCTTGTTCAAACATGAAGAACTCCCTATCGAGACCGAAGGGAGGATCGATGTATATTAAGTCATATTTTTCGCCATAATTATTGAGGTTTTCAACCCTCTCTTTTCTCAATTTGATCGTCATAATGATTTTCCCACGGATCGGGTATTAAATTCCTTGGTCTTTGTTCCTCTGGAAGAACTCCTTCATGCTCGACTGCACGTTGGGTGGTTCTGGGGTCGTAATACCCTTCTTCTTCCTCCAGTCGTTGTGCATCGCTTGCATCAACCAACTCTGAGCTAGACTCTTCGGTCCATTCATCAGCAATTCTGTGTTCAGTTTGCCGTGAGCTTTCATACCTAGGTACTCTTCTCTCCACGACTCGTCTCGTGGTTCTGGTTCTGTACTGTGAGTCATAATTTAAAATCAGCGAAAGTATCTTTTTTAACATCTTGTTTAATACTGCCTATCATGTAGCTCTCAACCTCTGTTTCTTGTGGTGCTACTTGTAACCCCTTAGAAGTTAACCAGTGTGCAGTCCAAGGCAGTGGATTATTGGCTAGCGGTGTATCGTATATAGGTTTCAGTCCCATAGACTTTAGTCTACGGTTAGCAGTCCATTCAACATACTTCTGTAATAATACATCATTAAGTCCAATTATGCTACCATCCTTAAACAAATACTCTGCCCACTCTTTCTCTTCTTGAACACATTCTCTAAACATTTGATAGACATTCTCCTCTTCTTCCTTAGCAATCTCTACCATTTCTGGATCATCACCCTCATTCCACTTGTTTAGTATATTATTTGTTACAGTCATGTGCTGTGACTCATCTCTTGCTATCAATGATATGATCTTAGCAGAACCTTCAAGTAACTTAAGCTCACCAAAAGCAAAACTGCAAGCAAAAGAGACGTAAAAGCGAACGCCTTCAAGGATGTATACATTAGCAACTGCTCTATATAAATGTTTCTTTAAATCTTTACGTGTCCATTCTGAATTAGGATGATCTCTCATACCATCTGTCCAAGCAGTACTCTGACCATACTCATTAGCATAGTTAATGAAGTCATCGTATGCTTTAGTGACTGACTCAGCACGTGCTAGTATCTTCTCATCATCTAGTATAGTATCAAAGACCTCTGATGGATCTGGGTATACATTCTTAATGATGTGAGTGTAAGACCTACTATGAATCATCTCCATAGTCTGCCATATATTCATACAACCTTCTAGCTCAGGTAGAGAACAGTATGGAGCAAAAGCCATACCAGGAGCACGACCTTGTACGGAGTCCAAGAGGATTTGATACTTGAGATTGCTAGTAAATATGTGTTTCTGTGCTTCATTTAACGTCTGATAGTCTGCTCTGTCCTTCTGTAATGATACTTCTTCTGGTCTCCAGAAGAATCCTAGTTGTGTCTGTGTTAACTTATCAAAGATAGGATACTTAAACTTATCGTATCTCTGTACTCCCAGTGGAGGACCAAAAAACATCTGTTGTTTGGAAGTATCAACTTTCTTTGTGTTGAATACCGTCATACCAGAAATACCATTAGATTTTGCAGCTATCACAGTCTTCCTCCTCAGTAGAAAATATGTCGTCTAGAAGATTTTGAACTGATTCTTTATTTGAATCTAGATCAACCTCATCTGTTTTACTATCATATGTATTCTGGTAGTAAGATGTCTTCCAACCATATTTGTATGTGGTTAATAAATCATGAGCCATTACTGAAGTAGGAACCTCATTGTTCTCATAATTCTGTGGATTGTAACTCCAGTTACCACTGATTGCTTGGTCAAAGAATTTCTGCATCACTGCTACTATATTAATATAACCAGCATTAGAAGGCATATCCCAAAGGAGCGTGTAATTATTTTTAAGGGTGGCGATGTTAGGTACGATTTGCTTGAGAGGTCCCTTCTTAGACTTCTTTGTTGAGATAAAATCTCTGGGCGGTTCAATACCATTTGTAGCATTTGATACGACTGAGCTTGATTCTGAGGGCATCTGTGCCGATAGAGTGCTGTGTCTGAGTCCGTGAATTCTGATAGATTCTCTAAGTTTTTCCCAGTCATAATTTAATTTGTTAGGTACAAGTTCATCTACATCTTTTTTGTAAGTATCAATAGGCAGAAATCCATCAAAGTACTTTGTTTGACTAAACCCATCACATGCTCCCTTCTCTTCAGCAATCTTGTTAGATGCTTTAAGTAAATTGTATTGGAATGATTCTGTTAAGTCATGAACTAATGACCATGCTACTGGATCTTCATACTTAACACCATTCTTAGCAAGATAATGTGCTAGTCCTATGAACCCTACACCCAATGATCTACGTGCTAGAGTAGATCTCTCTGCTGCTTCTACTGGATACTTCTGATAATCAATTAACTCTTCTAGAGCTCGTACAGATAGGTCACATAGTTCTTCCATCTCATCTAAGTTACGTAGTTTACCTACATTAACAGCAGATAAAATACACAATGCTATCTCACCTTCACCATCAATATGATTGATAGGATCTGTAGGTAGAGTGATCTCCTGACAGAGATTACTCATGTATACCTTATCTTTAAAGGATGAATGGGTGTTACAATGGTCAATATTCATGATGTATATACGACCAGTCTCTGCTCTCTCCTTCAATAGGTCGAGAATAAGTTCTTGTGCTCCAATAGTCTTTCTTGGGATGGATTGGTCTGACTCGAATCTAGTATAGAGTTCGTCAAAGGTATCGCCACCAAAAGCGTCATACAACCCAGGCACATCATGAGGGCTGAATAGGCTAATAGTACCGTTTTGGAGAAATCGCTCATAAAATAATTTAGATAGTTGTATACTGTAATCGAGTTTCCTTACTCTGTTGTCTTCTGTTCCTTTGTTATTTTTGAGGACGAGGATGTCTTCGATTTCTTGATGCCAGATAGGAAAGTGGACAGTA